ATTAGTGTACGCTTGTGACGTTTGATAATAGCGCCAAGAGACATACTAATGCCAGCGGCAGTACTCTCGCCATTAACCTGACCTGCAATTCCTGCTGAGTCCACGGCTCCTGTTGCTTGCTGTACCATCTGCTGCAAGGCTCCGGCTTGAGCAAAAGTAATTTGACTAACTTGACCAAAGTTAAAGGGTTGAAGAACTTCACGAGGATCTCCGCTGGTTAAGATCATCTTACCGGGACGTACTTCTGGTTTTGCACCTCGTGGTAGACGAGTGGCGTCAATAGCCATCATTGGATGTATAGTAAGGCTTAGTGCGTCAATTCTTGCACGTAACTCTGTGTCAAGTGCTTTCTGACTGTTGTATCCTTTTTCACATACACCACGACCCCAGAAACGACCGGGTACTACATCCCAAGGAAACGCAACTATAGGACGGTCTGTCATCATGTAGGGGTTAGCTTCGGCTTTAAGAAGGATGCCACCGTTAGCAACTACTACAACCGCCTCTACGTACTTTGATTTAGACCCTTGTTCAGGTACTAGACTTTCTTCATCGTCCTCTGAGGAACCTTCTAGAAGCTCTCGTGGCACTAAACCGTAGTACTTCGTAAGACGTACCTTGTCGTCGTTATAAATAGTTATGTCTTGGTCAGGCTCCAAGTCAGTGTCAGGAGAGGCAGGACCAACATATACGTCACGATACACTCCTTGTTCTTGTAAAAGTTCTACTTGATGTAAACTTACAAACTCATCTACAGCCACACCCATAGCGTCTTCTACAGAAGTGGCTACAGGGTCAATTAAGAAGTTCTGAGGTAGTACAGGCTTAAGTTTTACCTTGACTCGTTCAGTAATGTTTACTCCTACTGCTTGCAAATCTCCACCCATAATAGGTTGAGTAGCAGGAGCCATTTCTTTCATTTCTTCAATTACAATTTCACCAATGCCTGTACCAAAGACAGCAGCGTTAATAAGACACTCTGCTACTGCTTTACGTACCATACACTCTTCAAAGTCTTCCGTAAGCTTGTTACGTAAAAACTGTACGTCTTGCTTGTTAGTGTCACCCATGTTGTCACTAACGTCAAACCACTTACCACGACCAAAGGTGGCTTCTTCTAGTTCCGCTACATTAGACTCAACTGCCTGTTGTAGTGCAGGAGAAATAATACGGGAACGCTCAGACCCACGCTGGCTGTCAGCAGGGTCCCATATACCACGCCATAGTCTATAATATTCTTCAAATCTTTGTTCATAATTGCTTTCGTAATAATCTCTCCAGTCTTCACATTTAGTAATAACCCAATCTTCGATTGTTTCTTCAACCATCAATGGGTCTGTATCGTATAAATCAGCCATATTAGTATCCTGCTACCACGTCTAAGATTTCGTGGTCCTCAATTTCGTAGTCGTAGTCGTACGCTACATTTGCCAGTTGGTCGATGTACGCCAAAGCGTCAATCAAGTCGTCATGCGTCAAAGGATCAGGGAACTGAAAAAGTTGATCCAAGAATTTACTGTTCCATTCACCTTTGTTTAATGTAATGTAGCCGTTTTCGAAACGACCTTGTAGTGCCCACATTACTCTGTCGGTCTTCTTTTTGTTACCGTGGGTAAGTTCTTCTACTCTAAAGAACATGCCGTATCTTTTTTGCATGTCTAACAAAGGAGACATCACAGCTTGTTTAGCAATACCTCTTTCGATTCCAACTGATACGGGACGGTAATCTCTAACGGCCTGAAATATCTTAGCTGCTGTTTCGTCAAGTGACCATCTACCGTATATGATATTGTCAACATACCAACCATGCTCATTGACCTTAGCCACGGCGATGGCTGTGTCGTCAAGCTTGGAGTTCTTAGTCTTCTTCTTGTTGACTTCTTCAAATCCCGCCAAGTCAACGGCAATGTAGTAGTCTCCTATTTCCGGCCCATCTTCGCTAAACTTAACCCAATCTTCCTTAAACATCTCTGACCCACGGGCTTCAAACGACGCCATAAATTCTTGACGAAACGCATAAGAAGACATAGAGCGTTTAGCAATGTCGATTTCACTGGGGTCCAACAACGGGTTATCATAGCTCGTAAAGTGCCAAGCTTTGTACGTAGGGTCATCATCTAATTCCGCATACTTGTAAAGTTCATAAAAGTGGTTACGCCCCATAGGTGTGCCTATAAACATTGCACATCCCTTTTGGTCAGCCAAGGCAGGTCTAAGGATCTGCTCAAATACCTCTGGCTTCATGTCAGCGTACTCGTCCATGACTAGGAACTTAAGGCTGACACCTCGCATTGTCTCTGGTCTGTCTGCACCTTTGAGGCTGATGGTAGCACCGTTGACAAGCTTAATTTGCAAATTATTAATGTGACTACCAGCAATGACAGGGTGCCCAAGTTCCAAGAGGGTGGACCACATGATGTCTCTGGCTTGTCCCTGAGTAGGTGCGACGTAAAATACATGGCCTCTGTCTGCCTGTAGTGCGTTAACAATTAACATCCATGCTGCTAACCTAGACTTGCCTGTACGTCGCCCAGCAGCTACTATTTTAAATCTTGTATCGTCTGCCCAGACATCTTGCTGCCAAGGCAGTAGTTCTATATTAAGATCCATTAAAGTTGCTAAATGCCTGTGACTGCTCTACCAGCTTAAACGTAAGCGACACTTCAACATTACCCGACGCCTGAGATGCTTGAGCCTTTACGATATCTCCGTTGTGCAAAACAAAAATAGGAGCCTCTGATTGACCGCCCAGTATCTCTCTGCTTCCGGAGTTAATGCTGGTTCCGTCAAGCAAATACATTTGGTCTACGTCAGAACTGTTTGTCCACTTAAGATCAACGCTGTTTGTGCTACCGCCGTGATTAGCAACGTACACATAGTTGATGTACACAACGTATCCATTAGGGATAGTCAGTATGGTTGTTAGCGTATTGTCGGTAAGCGTAGCGTGTTTAGTATAGTACATTAGTAAGTCCACATAACTGGTGTTGTGCCACGGGTGTCAACGTGGATAAAGTCAGAAGCAACACCAATACCTGTAAAGCCTAGCTTAAGAGCAGCATTGACAAGCTTAAGGCGATCAGCAGCGTTTGTTATTTTTATGTCCGCTGCGATCCCTTGGGCATGTGTACCGGGTACTTCCTTTTTATTTTCTATTGGGTGCATCGTAGGATGACGATACCCACTTGTTATTACAAAAGGGAAACCACAGTATGCCCGTAACTCATCTAACTTCTGTAGGAACTCTAGTTCCATGTTGTTAGTACCGCTTACCTGACAATCGAATTCTTCTCTAGTAAAATGCTTAAGACTCATCTACTACTTCTCCTTCGATTATCTCTGGTGTTGATACTTCAGCAGTGCCTACGCCACTAATATTGATTTGAATAGCGTTTCTACCGTTGTCTTTTACTACGTCCTTCTCAAAGGCACCCACTGGTAGTATACGGTCCATCACAAGTTTCCAAGCAGCAGCTTGATTCTTATGGTCATGGTCCAAAGCAGCATCAAAAATAGTCTCTAGGACCTTACGAGACTTAGGACTAGCCAACATCCTAGCTTTGTACTCGTTGATTATCGCTGCGTCACCCTTTGGTCGGCCTACTACACCCTTGTTACCGGGTTTTACAGCGGCTACTTCTGACTTCCGGGGTCTGCCACGACCTCTTTTTTTAATTTCAGCGGTCATAACATAAATTGTCCCTAAATACAACTATAGTATAACATAAGTTTACACGAAAGTCAAGCTATTTTAACAGTAAATAACTAAATAGTAGTTTTAGTAATGTAATCAAACGGTTATATAAATATAATTTATAGTTAATTATTCTAATTTTGCCTTATTTTGTGCTTAGGTGGCTACAGCTATAGTCCAGATGTCTCTGGCCCCTCCCCGGCCCCAAGTTATCCACAGGTTTTCCACAGGTTGTGGATATCTTGGGGACATCCTGTGGATAAAACTTAAGCTGCCGAACTGAAGTTATCCACAGGTTGTCCACAGGTTACACACAGGGTGGGGATAACCTGTGAATAACTGGCGATCCTGGATGGGGATAACTTTGTTAGTGATTACTAACGTGCCCTGAGAGGCCCTGAATTGGCTTCTAAGGGCCACTATGTCGGACCCATGTAAAACCATTGGGGAAACTTTATTTGAATTTTTAGGTTTCAGGTGTTGACAGTGTGAGGGCCTATGTAGTAGCCGCAGGGAAACTTCGGCTGCACTTCGGCTGCACTTCGGCTGCACTTCGGCTGCACTTGACCACACCACCAATATTTAGTATTTAGAGGGGGCCGCAGGTGGCGGTACATATAGAACAATTTGGAATAAGGATAGAGCGAAATGAAATTACCAAAGCTTTTTAACTTAGAGGCCATGACAGATGAGCAGTTGTTAGAACTGTTTTACATCGGCCAACAGATGGCAGACCTACAAGACCAGCGCGGAGACACTGAGGGATGCAGAGAGTATTCGGAACTCTGGTGCGTAGCAGACGACCTATTGAAGACACGGGGAGTTTGGGCATGAGCACATTACGACTAATGGAACGAATCGAGCGGAGGGCTGAGGCCTTCCCTTTCCACTGTGAGATTGTCAGGGCTGACGTATCAGTTACCCGTGATGCGGCAGTGGTCACACTCAAGCGCCTAAACACCCCAGAAGATCGTGCGTACTCCACTCACTATTTCGCGGGGTGCAACGGGCACTTTCACCACGGCCACTACGACATGCCGTACCGGGTCGCTATGTCTGACCATACGGACCGCGTCTCGCGGGAATGGGGGTGAGACATGCTTAAGCTAACGACAGTTCGGGAAGTTCCGCAGGGCGCTACTGTTCACCTAGTGCGAAATGGTCAACCCACATCTACCACCTACGTGCGGAGGGCCTACGACAGGTCCTCTCGCACCTACGACCTAGACAGCTGGGAAGACATCAGTAAGCAAGTATTTGCAAAAGGTGATCGCCTAGTGTTCTGGGACACTGAAATGCCACTAACAGCAAGAGGGATCTAAGAGTGAGGGAATCGAGACTATCCAACGAACTTGCATCCGAATTTGGGTGCAAGGTTATTTCACGGGCTGACTATGAGGACGATATGTCCTCTTTTGGCTTTTACTATGAACTGTACGGGGCCAATGCGCCCCATGACGTTATTGAGCAGTGGGTAGCAGACTGGATGCGTGACCACTATTGGTTTCGCTGTAGTTGTGCCCATGATTGCTGTGGGTGTTCATTCCTGCAGTTCGTAACGGTAGTGCCTAAGTATTTAGGTACTGACAACGACAACTACATCGTTCACGAGGAATGGGGGAGAAATTACTAATGTCTTATATTGTGATGGGTATTGACGAATGCGGGTCGGAGTTCCGGCCCTCTCGCCGCACTTGGTCAGATGCTGACGATGCATACGATGAACTTGAAACACTACGGGAGCAGTTTATTGAGGCCCGTAGCCTATGGGTTGAGGTCTTACAGGATAAGGCCTATTTTCAAACTCTCCGGGATCAAAACGGGGATTATTGGGATTATGAGGATTATTAAAAATGAATACACGAGTAACTAAGATCACCAAAAATCAGCAGAAATCTTTATTGCGGAAATGGAAACAATCGGACCAAGGTATGACCTATTTACAATTTAGACGGTCTGCAATGCCTATGTTCGGAGATCCTGCAATTGTCGTTAAATGGTGCAATATGTTTTTAGCTATTGAACCTGACGGATACACTCACAGTTGATAAAGGGAAGGCCCTAGGTAATACTGGGGCCTCTGCTGTATCAATTGGAGGGTAAAAAATGAACATTCCTAAACTAGAACCTTGGTGCAATAGCTGGATTGTAAGTTGTAAAGACACTGAAAAAGTTTTATTTGAAACTTATTCTATAGATGTGGTAAACAGAATCAGTCAAACGCGCTGTATAGTTAAAACAGCGTATCAACACCTGACTGATTTAAATAAAACCTTAAGAGAGGAAAAAGAAAATGAAATTAACACCAATCGGAAGTAATAAAACACAAGTGACATTCGACCTACATAAT